GCAAAAAGACTGCAGATTAGTTAACAGCATTAAGAGAGTCACTCTTACCATTGCTTGGCTAATTCACAGTCGAAAACGGAAACAATCGTTTCTGGATTGTGTCGAATGATAAGTAGCGAATGGAGACCTACAACATACTTCTTGGCTTAGCCCTGTTAGGAGTTGGTGTACATCTGCAATCAAATTACTATGATATCTTAAAAGGCTTCGGAAAGCAACAAGCAAGGGCTTTAATTAGACCTTTCACCGCACATAATTCTAAACTCGGACTAAATTTTGATGTAGCAGCTTGAAATGCCGGTGACGCCTAAGACAAATGGTACAAAGCAGCTGTGGGACCACTTTATTCCCCTTCAGCTTATGAGCCGATCCTCAAAATAGCTAATATTGACACAACAAGATTCAAACCTGGAGTAGTCATGTGAATGTGAGGTCCTGAGGAACAAGAACCGCAAGATGATTATGAGATGGTAATGTGAGGCCCAACACCTAATGACTCAGACAGAGATTTGCAGCTAGCTTAAACTACTGAAGACCTGCGTGAGCTCAAGCACAAAGTCGAACAACTGCCAGACCATCTCATTCACCTTGGGAAACAAATGTCCCACGTATAATCAGATGAAAACGTTGCAGAGATGTGATACCAATTAGGAATAGTTAACCCCTTTGCTAAGGACGTTAGTGGAGTTAGAGTGCCCTCGTTAGTGTGCGATGAAACTGTGTCCATGTCCAACAGATAAGTCGTGCAAATCACAATCCCTGTCCATGGACGATGTATGCTATTAATTAACTACACAGCAATGGCAACCTCACCTTATGTGCTATTCACAACATGCGTCAACCCCTTTAGTATTCCAGCAGTAAGAATTGACTCAGTAACGGATCCGTCCGGTACTGTCATCCAACAGTTTGCGGAAATTGCTTATCCGTTTGGATAACCTGCCAACGCACTTGGGTATACAGTCGGTAGCGCATTTGACGGAGCATCCATTTACTCTTAAGTCAAGTTAGTTGCAGGCGGATTTTGACTTTATAAGACATCAAGTGCAGACGTTGAAGCTGGAACAATAAGAGCAATGTATTTCAGACGTAAGCAACAGGTTGACGTGTCAGTCTCTACCCTTTTAGAATAAGGTCAAGTTTCTAGATATGCCTCAAAATGTTTCGTAGCCAATGACGTCGGACTAATGCACGGTTGAAATGATTTTATGATGCAAGGAACTTATAGACCAAATGGAACAGAAGACATCGAAAGATATTATGATTTTAGAGACTCTTTTGCAGGCCACAATCCTACCGGTTTTGTAGTGCCAGATGGTCCTGTCGGCCCCATTCCAGCTTAATCTCTGTATGGCCCGGCTGCGGTGTGTAACGTACTAACTGGTGCATTAATTTCCCCAACAGCACCGCCTGCGGCAGGTTGTGGAATAAACAGCTCAACTTTTCAAGACCACTGCACAATGATGACTTTTGACCAATGCACGCCTGGCATGACTTTCGAAGTTGAGATTATCAGACATTTTGAAGGTACCACAGATGATGAATCAATGAGCTTATAGAAAGAAGTAGCGAAGTTAATAACCCAGCCCACTGCTCTCGAGCTTCTTAGAACATCTGAAATGAGATTCATTGAAGTGTTTGAGCCAGAGGACCTCAGGAGGTGGTTTGCTGGAGGATATCACAGAGGAATATTTGATAATAATGTAATACAAAATGTAACAGAAATGGTAAAATCTGGCCTCTCGAACATCTCAGACACCTTGAACCTAAAGAAAAATTGGTGAGACTATCTTCCATACTTGATGTCAGCAGTGGCAGCTGTTTTTCCTGAATTAAGCCCTGCGCTACCAATGATTGAGTGAACCATAGCATCAGTATCTAGTGGTATGTCCTCTGAAATGAACCCAGTGAGAAGAAAAGGACTCAAAGACTTTATTTGAGCAAGACAAGAGCGATTACAACAAACACAACCAGTACTGCTGTAAAAGAAACCATAATCATTCAGCACCTCCAAGCTTGAAGATTATCTCCTCAAGACAGAACAGCAGATGAGAGTTGTCAACAAATACATAACCAAAGCTCTAGAACAAGTGCGATTCCAACAAGCATCATGCCAAGAAATGTTTTAACGAATCTAAGATGCATTCAGTTCAGATGGTGAGCCTCTTCAAGAACAACCAGACTGTTCCTAATCAATAGACAGCGCTAGCGATGGGAGCCCTCTAAC